ATTCGCCAATATTGGCGGATCTCCTGTGAAGACTGGTGACACGGACGGCAACGGCGAAGCAGTACCGTTCTAAATTGTATGGCACTTACTATCACCAGTAAGGAGCCTTCGACAGTTAGACTTGTTCAAACCGAGTCTAGCGGTCATTGGTATACCGAAGATGGGCAATCCGCCCATACTGTTCTAGGAAAGAATGGAAACTTTCGCAATACGACTGTGGCAGATGCCAGGAAGATGCTTCTTTACCCTAGCGTCACAAGCATTCTGTCTATTTTGGATAAACCACAGCTAACGGCATGGAAGATCGAGCAGGCAATCATGGCCTGTCTTACTTTGCCAAAGGAGAAGGATGAAAAACTCGAAGATTACGCAAAGCGTGTCGTCCGCGATTCCAAAGAATCGACAGGTAAAGCTGCCGAACACGGAACCATCATGCATGAGCAGATGGAGCATGTGTTATTGGGAAGACCTCACTCGCAAGATGAAACGCTCCATCCCTACATCGCCACGTTTAAGAAGTGGGCAGAAGAAAATGTTGAAAAGACCTACTGGTGCGAGAAGGCACTTGTTGGCGCAGGGTATGCTGGAAGATGTGACGCATACGTCAAACTACGGGGTGTTGGTGACGCTATCGTTGACTTAAAGAATAGGAAAGTTAATCCAAAATATGAGCCATTCTATGACACGGACTGCGCCCAAATTTTTGCTTACTTGTCAGCTTCCGAAAACCCTAAAGCAGCAGGCGTGTCAATCGTGCTGGCATCAAATGATCCAAGCAAGATAATGACTAAGGTTTGGGATAAAGACGAACTTTACCAAGCTGGCATTGCCTTCTGCGCGATGCAGAAAGTGTGGGCTTGGGTTAAAGGTTACACGCCTCCTGGGATGAAGTTGTGATCGACCCAGCAGATGTCTTATGGCTGGAAGGATTACTAGACGAATTCTATAGGAGGCTTGCAAAATGAATCCATTGATTGCGCCAAGCACCGAAACAAAATATAATATTATTTCGCTAGGTGCTGGTGTTCAGTCTTCTTGCATGGCATTGATGTTGGCAAAAGGCGAGATTACTCCTATGCCAGATTTTGCCATATTTGCTGATACGCAAGACGAACCAGAGAGCGTGTACAAGTGGCTTGATTATCTTAAAACAATTCTACCATTTGAGGTTCATATTGTAACTAGAGGCAAGCTATCAGATAGCGCGCTCAAGATGAGGGTAACAAGCGATGGAAGGAAGTTTTCAACAACCAGCATACCATTATTTTCACACGGCGAGGATGGCACAGTTGGTAAAATAGGATACAGGTCTTGCACTTCTGAATACAAAATAAAGCCAATAGTAAGGAAACTGAGGGAATTGTGCGCTATAAAGCGAGGCCAGAAAACAATTTCGGTTACACAATACATAGGAATTTCTTGGGATGAGTGGCATCGCTGCAAGCCATCTAGGGATAAATGGATGCAGTCTAGGTGGCCGCTTATTGAAATGAAGATGAATAGGGATGATTGTATTTTGTGGATGAATAAAAATGGATACCCAACTCCTCCAAGGTCATCTTGTGTTTATTGTCCTTTCCATTCAGATGCCGAATGGCTAAGACTAAAGAACCAAGAGCCAGAAGCTTTTAAGGAGGCAATAGATTTTGAGATGAAAATGCAAAAAGCAAAAGAAAATCCAAAGTACAAGTCTATTCCATATTTGCACAAATCATGCAAGCCATTGGGTGAAATAGAATTTAATGATGGTCTTGATAAGAATCAGCTTGATTTATTTGGGGCAAACCATCCCAAATGCGAGGAAGGAATGTGCGGAGTATGAATGCACCCACAATTCAGGAGATGGGTAACGCCGCACAGGAGATCGTGTGGCGAGTGATGGGCAAAGGATCGGATAAGTCTGCCTACGGAGATTGGCTAATAAAGGATCGTCCTACCCACGATTACCATATTGCGCGGGCTGTTCGTCACCTAGCTACAGCGCAGATGCAATTGCACAAGTCCTCGCCTTGTCCAGATAATAACGGTGAAACAAGTGTTGACCACCTTGAGCGCGCCATGGTAAGATCCTTGTTCGTATTAGCACAAATCAAAAAGGAGATACCAAGATTATGATTATAGAAGATGTAAGCGTTGATTTTGAATTTAATGGTAAAAAATATACTGCATATGGAAATGCAGAAATTGATACAATTACAGAGGACATTGGTCCAGTTGGATACAGGGAACATTACCATGCAGAAGTTGTAAATAATGTGATAATGTCAAAAATTGAAATTTCAACTGATACTGAAGACATCAAAAATCCAGACAAGGATTTATTGGAAAAGGCAGATGATGCGCTGTGCCGCCAAGCCGAAGAAGATTTTGATGCTGGTAAATGAAAGCTGCAACAATGAAACGCGCATTAGTAACTCAAGCATTCGGAGACGATTGGAAGAAGGTTTTGGATCTTACCAGGCCAAGGATGGAGGCTTACTGCAAGAGGCATAAGATTGATTTCCTTGCACTTGAAAAGCCATTGGTCGAGCCGGTGCAATATAGCAAGTCCGCAATTGGGAACATCATGGCCACAAAGGGATATGAGCAGATCACGTTTGTTGACTCGGATATTCTGATTGCAAACGACTGCGATGACATGGGTGCTGAAGTAAACATGTTCTGCGCATTCGATGAGGGTGCGTTCTTAGATCGCAAGTATGAGATGGGCAAGCTGGCAAGTGCATTTGGGGCGCAGATTGATCCCAGGTTCTACGTCAACACAGGCGTGTTTGTGATCTCATCCAAGGCTGTTGGTGTCTTGTCGATGCCTCCGCTCGGACTGCTGCCAAACCATTTTGCCGAACAGACCTGGATGAACATTATGGTCCACCTGTGGAATGTTCCAGTACAAGAACTTGATCCTGCATACAATTGCATGACCAGCGTTGAGTCGCACTTTGGCCTAGACCGCTACAAAGATGCGTACTGCATCCATTACGCCGGACAGTCGGCGGACATGGCAAAGCTGATTGAGCAGATTAAGTCTGACGATGCCAAGCTTGTGGAGCTTGGTCGATGACCACAGTCAAGGTGGTTGCCGAATGTGGGAAATGGCGCATTCACACAACTGCCGGATACACGATTGGCCCCCGATTATGGGGTGCTGTTCCAGCAAATGGTTTACCTCCTCTGACTGACATATTTGATACCAAGCAAGAGGCACAGAACGCAGCCTTCCTATGGAACGAGTACGCCAAATGGGTTGAGCATCACAAGAAGAAAAACAAGAGGAGATACTGATGCGCTCGACCCATCTTACCAAGGGTGACTACGATGAGAAGCTACAACAATTGGCCGGAGAGGTTGCCAAGCGAGCGATTGATGATGTCAGGCTATTGCAACGGCGCGGAGTGATTGATGGTATGAAGATCCTGCGCCGCAACCTAGGCAAGAGATTCTTCCTTGGTGATTGCGAGGAGTACAAGAATGTTCACCAGATTCAGAAGCTAATCAGAGACTTTAAAATTGGTGCAGTTGGATTTTGGTGCCGAGCCTCCGGGGTTCCTATTGACAACAAGACTTTGATTAGGCGAGTCTTCAAGGCTACAAAATGATACTTATTTCAGTAGCAGACTTGGCTTGGACTGCGTGCTGGGTTGTTCTTTACATGTCCCTGCTGGCATCTTTACTCGCATTCCTGTTGCTTGGTGTTTATGCGTTGTTCTGCTGGATAAAAAAGGAGATTGATAATGGAAAATAAATATGTTCAGAAGTTAATGAGTGCAACGGTGGATAGGTATGTCCTGACTCCGGCGCAATGCATGATGTTGCGGGATGACGCGCAGATCATAGGAATGAAACGCGCAGCTGTGATGAACAAGGATGGAACGACAAAAAGATCATACACCAGAACGTGCTCGTCATGCTGGGTTCCAAACAGCCAGCATCATAAATGGATCTACAACATTATGAATGAGCTTACCAAGGCTATCAACGAGGATAATTGGAAGTTTGATATTACAGGAGTGCAACAGTTACAGATCCTAAAATACAACGCATTCCAGAGATTCATGTGGCACTATGACCTGTACAACGGAAGCGACAGGAAACTTACGGCAGTTGTGAACCTATCCGATCCTACCGAGTACTTGGGTGGTGGATTGCAGATTAAGGCCGACATCGACAACGTGCAATTTATCCGCGAACAGGGAGCCGGATGCTGGTTCCCATCCTACTTGGAGCATCGCGCCCGTGCGCCGATATGGGGGACAAGGTGGGTGCTGGTAGCTTGGTTTACAGGACCAGCATGGAGATAATTCAACTAAAGCCGGAGTTGTGGATGATGACTCCAAAAGGTGAAGGGCTTGCATTCCTGGTGACTGACTACGGATTAGATCATAACAAGATATTTACGATAATGCTTAATCACGGCGAGATTCTTGATTTTGACCTGCGCGATTGTCGCAGATGCGAAAATCCAAGCTTCGGGGTAAAAGCACCAGAAGTGCCTAATCCCTATTACAACATATAAGGAGAACTGAATATGCTAGGCAAAGACGTATCGAAAAACATGCATGAACTGGCGATGGACAATAAGAAGAAAGGTAAAGAGCGTGGAGCAGGCGGAACGCCTCGTTCTCGCAAGCAGATGATTGCCATTGCGCTGTCGGCTGCTGGCAAGAGCAACAAGTCACCTCGCAAGTTCCGCATGCGGTCCGGAATGTAATGGAAATAGAGGCAAAAGACCGCCTCAAGTGGGCGTGCGATATCCTTCTCTCTGCAAGAGGAAAACTGGCGGTAGAGAGGGATCGCGCGAACCACGGACATGCGATTGACATTATACAGATCATTGCCCTGGTCGATGCAGCTGCTTTGGTTTGCAAGGAAATAGCGGAGGACAAATGAACATAAGAGATCAGATACTCGAAGACTACGGAGAAGATGCGGAGACGATGCTCTTCGCGGATGGATTCGATGATGCAATTGTCGGTGTTGGAAACGTGTTCGGCGGCAAGCTGTGCGCGATTTACGACACCGACATTGTGTTGAAGCAATGCATGAAGGATGGGATGGAATATGACGAAGCCCTGGAGTTCTTCGATTTTAATATTGCAGGCGCGTATGTGGGCGAGCAGACTCCGATCTTCATTCACAAAATAGAAAGGGAAACCAAATGAAACTATGGACT